TCTTGAGACTCTACGTTGCCGCCTTGGATTGTCGTGTATTGAAACGCTTTCCATGACTCATAACCGTCAACGCCCCTAGTCCATAGGTCATAGAAGTGATTGCGCCCTTTCGGGGTGCCAATGAATAACGCTGACCCCTTGCGGTCTGATAACGATGGCCGTAATACCTCGTACCATGCTTCTGGTCGCATATCGGCGAACTCATCCATCACAACGAAATCTAGCGCCCTACCCCGTAAGCTGTCAGGGTTCTCAGCGCCTTTTAGTGAAACGGTTGATCCGTTGCGTAGTGTTACCGTGAGTGACGTTTCGTTTTTGCGCTCTATGTACCCATCAGGTATAGCATCTAGAAGCATAGTCCAAGCGATCTCTTTGGCTGCTTTGTAGGTCGGGGCAACATACCAGCAATTCTTGCCTTTACCGCTTAGCGCAACACGCAGTAGCTCATAGACGCAGATAAACGTCTTGCCGAATCGTCTACCCGCAACAACTACCCGAAAGCGGCAGTCGTTAAAGAATATGTCATCCTGAGGCTTGGTTAGCTTCATCGGCTCGCTCGATAACTATGGGCTGCAAGTCTATCGGTGCGGCTTCTGGCTGATCCATCTGGCCTAACCAGTTCTTTCCTAGCCATATAAGCTGGGTATTGTCCCCGTCCATTGCCTTGGTGTACTGCCTACGCCTGAGGCTCATTTTGCCCGCTGCGCTCTTTTGTTTGAAATAGTCCGAAAAACCGACGCCATGCTCGCGCTTACACGCTGTATTAAGGGTGTCATAGTCAACGCCGAGAACCGCTGCCTGTTCTTCGCCAGTGCAGTGTATCTCGCACATAGTATCGACTTGATCCCAGTCTATCTCGATCAATGGTCTTGCCATCAGTTGTTTAGGCTTCCGTTTGTTCTACTAGGGTTATCGTGGCGCTCCACCATAGCTTCTAATGCTCTGATCCGGCTAGGCGGGGGCAGGTCTGAATAGTAAAAGACCCGCTTACTAGCAGCAGTATGAGTTGTGCCCGTATGGACTTCACCATTCGGCATTGTATGAACTAGGCCCGCGTAAATCGTGCCATCCTGATTGAACAGTAATACACCACGCATTTAATTCTTTTCCTCCAAGAATTTAAGCCGCGACTTTATCTCAACAAGCTGCAACTCTAGCTCCCTGACCCGCTGAACGCTGGCGTTCACTTCTGGCGGTGGCGTGAAGTTGTCAATCCAGTTGTCGTTTTCTTCAACCTCGATCATCATCATAGCTTGTTCGCGCTCTAACAAGCCAAGGCGTTCAGTGATACCAAAGTATGCCCAAACACCTACAGCCGTTGCTCCGACCAAACCAAGCAAGTTTTTCAGCGGTATCGTCAGTTCTGAATCTTCGGAAACCTTAGCCACCAGCTTTGCCCTTCACTTTCTCATAACCACGAATGCCTGACATTCCAAGCATCCCCAAAAGCACCGGATACAGTAGGTCGGATTGTATCTCAGGAACAGGCAACCATATCCCTAGAAATGGCGAGACTACTACGTTGTAGGCCAGCCCTATCCAGCAGATATGACCGATCATAGGTCGCCAGCTTCGCTGTAACCAGTTACCGCCAGCTTCTACCTTGGCTAACTCGATCTGCGCTAGGCTTAATTCCTGCGCGTGTTCGTCGGCCATCGTCGCGATCTTATGCGCTAATTGCGCCTTCTGATCTTTATCCTCGATGAACTTATCAAGAATGCCCGTTACAGGCCCGACCAGTTCTTTAACAATGCCTATTCCCATAAAACCGCACTCCGACTCGTAATGGTCAAAATGAACTCTTTACCGACCTTTGCAAAGAATTCTCTACAGGTCGCCTTGGAATTGTAAACCATCGGAACAGTTTTTGTAATCTCCCATCCGTTACCCAATCCGATACAGCCGTGTAGTTCTTTAGGCCAGTTAGCCGCGTGAATCAGGATATGGCTGCGATCAGGCACGTTAGTTAACTCAACGACGCCTTTAAACCTATTACCGTCGAATGGCTGGCATTCATAGCTGGCCTCGGGGACGCATGACTCCCAAGGTTTGTTATTAAGCCAAGGCCGCTCTACGGTGTAACAGTGAAACCCGCAATCGGATGTCAGTTCGCCGAATGTCCCTTCCTCTAAATACGCCAGCCGCTCTAGTTTTACAGTCTTCATATGGTTTTATCGCTTTTATTGGTTTTATCCGCGTTAGCGGGGTACATAGCAAATCGGATATTTTAACGCTTTTGCTATCCTAAACGAAAGGTTTACTTTTGATTGGGTTTTTGTAATTATTTGCGGGTCGAAACAACTAAGAGAATCAAATGAACGACACATTCTATCGCGCTACTCAGGCGCTCAAAAAGCTGCCCGATATGTACGGGCGCTCTAGCAATAGGCCAGCACCTAAAAAGCTGACCGAGGCACAAATTGACCGCATCGGCGAGCTATACCAGCAAGGCTATACAAAGGCCGCTATCTCGCGTGAGATGGGTTTAGCTCAAAGCACAATCTACAACGCGGTTCGCCGCTTCATCCGTTCGGGGGCTTTATAATGAGATTGCGTTACGTTTTATTGATAGGGGCTTTATTCGTGCTGATGATGTGGTCATCGGCAATGTCGTTTAACGATGAACTGCTCGAAGAACGCGAATACATGACCAACGTTTGCGACGGAATCTGGCCTGACTTCAAAGAGTTACGCCCGACCTGCCCTTATCGGTTCGCCGACAAGTCTTAATATCTGCTCTTCTTCTTCTTCGGGGGCTTCTTCGCCGGGATCAGGCCCCTCGATCTCTCCCTGATATTCGCAAATCACGGTGATTATCGTCCCCGGCTGCATATCCTCAATCAGAATGTTCGCCATAATATCCTGCCCTTTGTTCGTAATCTGCTTGTTGCTTGCGTTTGAATTCTTCGCGCTCGATCAGTTTAGCAAGATGCGCTTGCGCGTTGTGCAAGTTTTCTATGTTTTGCGTCTCAGCAAATGCCGTAACCTCTTTGATTGTCATACCGTCAAGGTATCCCATTCGCCGCGATACGATTAAATCTATTGGATAAACTTCAGTCATCATCTATCTGCCTCAACTCGCCCCTAAACTCGTAAGTCCCCGGCTTATGCGCTCTTATGAACTCAGGCATCATTAGAATGCCATTTCGGATCGTTATTACAGCAAACCCACTAACCCAATTCTTCGGGGAATCTTCTGCATACTCAAACGCTGGCGCGTGTGGCTCCTGCATTGTCCCTAGCTGAATGCCAAATCGTGTCCCGGTATAATCAGTGTACGGTTTGCATTCCTGCTGATGGGTGTGGCCTGTAACCATATTGGCCCCGCCTTTTAGAACGTTGTTATACCCCGCGTGAACGCCGCCATTCCATCTATGCTTAATAACTAGCTTCTCCCTATCGCCGAAGTTTATGTGCATAGACATATAGATCGACCAGCTTGGGAAAAAGTCTTCCAATCGCGTACCTGTCAGCCCTCTAAGCTCTGGCATCTGGCTCGCTAGGCGTGACTCAAAACGAGCATCGTGATTACCTATAGTCCAGATCCGCTGGGCACTGGGCGCTGCTTTTTCGATTTCTTCTAGCCGCTGCTGTACGGTTTCCATCTCATCGGATAACGCTGGTATGTATTCCCAGCCTCTTGGGGGGTGTCGGCTAATACTTGCCCCGTCGATCATATCCCCATTCAAGATAATCATATCAGGCTGTAATTCTTTGGTTAGTTCAACGAAAGCTAGATGGGCTGTTGATACGGTATTCAGTTGATAGTGCGCATCTGATCCGACGATCATCACTAGATCATTCGTGTCAATTTCTTTGCGTACATGCTTAGCTGGTTCATTTTTATCTAAATTGCGCGGGTTCTTTATTTCGCCGAATGTCGCCTCAAGCATCTTTCGCTTTTTGTAGACGTTCCTGACATCGAGATCGTATTTATGCGCAAATCCTGCCGCGCCCAATCTCTTAAATTCAGCTACCCACTCTTCATGGTTCAATCCCGACCTGTCTCGATACTGCTGCACTGCTCTGCCTCATGTAGTGATTTGTTACATGCGCCCAAATGAGTCCTTTCCAGCCCTTACGGTATTGTTTTTCGATGTGGTCTTTTTCTTGTTCCCAGACCTGCTTGGCAGCTTCATCCATCGCCTTGATCATCTTGGCGGCTATCTGTCGCGGCTTCACAGTACGCAATCAAAACATTTTGACTGCCCCATCCCTGTAATCTTCGGAAACTTGGCGCGTGCCTTCCGAGTCCTACAGTGCGAGCAAAAGAGTAGCTCAACTGGCTGATACCCTTCTACTTGGGTGATTTTACCCCCATTTTCTGTAAATTTCTCAACGTCCTGCTGCAACCTTCTTCGGGATGCTTCGCGTTTCGCATTGAATGATTCCCTCACGATATTCGCCCCTCGTGATATTTTATGTCTTTCGTGAACTGCTTAATCATATCGCGATAGTCGGCAGTGTATAGCTTCCTGACCTTGCGTTGGGTTTCCAGCATATGCTCAACGAAATCTTTACCGTAGTAATCAATCATCCAGATTGTATAAGCCTGAGCTGCTGCGCCGTGTTTCATGCCCCAGTTATTACACGCTTTGCACTGTGGGTGAACGTTCTCCACCTCTAACGCCCAGTAGCTAGATTTACCCTTGGGGATGAAGTGGCCCCCGTCCATTTCTTTATAGTGCTTAGTGATACCGCAGGTAACACAATCCACATAGCCGTGATCATCTGCCGCTGCAATTCTGCTCAACAGTTGTAGCTTTTTCATAGCCTTAGCCCGTAGGGTTTCCGGCACTAACGAATACCCCGCAGGTTAGCTTGTCGCGTTCTTTCAGCTTCAAAGTATTTGTTGCCTAGCTCGATCTGCATTTTCACCTTCTGCGCTGCGATGCTTTTATACTGAACGTCGAGATACATTTCGTGCCATTCGTCTTTTGATCTAACCTCTTGTTGCGCCTTAGCTGCGCTCATACCGCTATCCATCATCGCTTTAGCGGCCATTGCCTCTTGGCTTTTAAGTCTTGCCTCGGCTTCTGCAGCTTCGCTTTGCGCTGCATCCCATTCTTCGATTCTCGTACTTAGCTTATCAAGAATCCGATCAAGCTGGTCGATTTCCCTCATCTGCGCCCCCTACTTTTAGCGTATTTGATTTGTTGATATTTGTCGTAACCGATTGTCGTTTCCGATGGCTGCAACGGCGGTAATTTGAGCCAAGAATATGGCGCTTTGTAATTGTACTTTGCCAACGTGCGGAAATAAGCGATTCCAGCTTTGCGGTTTCGCAAGTGACATAACCCCAGCATCTCACGATAAAATTTTCTGATTTCGTCAAGATCAACGCCATCTTGCGCGGTGTAGGAAACCAGTTCACCGTCAGAAACCTTGATGTCTTTGCCTTTCTTCTCAGGTAACTCCCAGCCGCATGACGGGCATTTTCTAGCACTCGTAAAGATATGGCCGCAGCTATCACAGACAATTCCTTCACTGTCTTCAATCTTCTTATCAAGTCGTTCTTGTGCGATTCGCTCATACAGATTTCCTGTCGGTTCTAATCCCCAAGGCACCTCATCGCTCGCAAATCCCAAACGGACTACATTGCCAGCGTGATCTAGTACCAAACAATCTTCCTTCCCTTCGGCTGTTCTCAGGCCCCGGCCTAGCATCTGCAAGTGCAGGATGATCGACTGAGTTGGCCTCGCTAATACAACGCAATCCATCTCGGGCAAATCGAAACCATAAGTTGCCACCATGCAGTTGGTCAATACTTGTGTTTCGCCGGATCGGAACCGATCAAAGATAGCTTTGCGCTCATTAATATCAGTCATGCCATCAACGTGATCTGCTTGAATGCCCTGCGATCTAAACCTGTCCCTTACTAAAATGCTGTGCTTAACCCCAGCGCAAAACACAACAGTCCGTCTGCCGCCAGCCAGCTTTAACCAATGCTCTACAATGTCGCCGACGATGTGCTGCTGAGACATCCGCTCCTGCAATTGCGTTTCGTTGTAATCGTGCTTTTTGCGATCAAAGGCAATCCCGTCTAAATCAACCTGAGTCGGCGCATAATATGTGGCTCTCGACAAGTGGCCCATCT